GCTTTCAGCGTCGCGCGTCAAGCTGGCGGCGCTGATCGATGGCGAGGATTGACCGCAGTTTTCCAGATTACGGGCAGGCCGGTGGCGTGTTGCCCGCGTTCGGCGACGCATGGGAATGCCTGCGCGCCGCGCTGGACGCCATCGCCCCGCCAGAGCGCGTTGCGGTTTCGGACTGCGCGAATAGGCGCAACGTCGCCGTGGGCGCGTTCTGGCGGCCATGGGATAACGCCGCCGCGCCCTACATGCGCGAACCGGCGGACGCCACCACGTCGCGCCGGTTCACGGCGGCGGTTTTCGTCGGCCCAGCGCGCGCGCTGAAAACGCAGGGGCTGGTGATGAACCCGATTGCGCACGCGGTGCTGGCGTCGCCGCGCCTGGTGCATGTGGTGCACGCCACGCAAACCTCGGCGCAGCGGTTCAGTGAGGAGGAGTTAGGCCCGACCATCGCCAATTCGCCCGAGTTGGCGGCGCGGCTGCGGCTGGACAACCTGCTGACCAAGACGTTCGCAGGCGGCGCGCGCGTCACCATCGGCTGGCCGGTGGCGGCGCAGTTTCGCGGGCGCACCATCCCGCTGGTGATCCTGACGGATTACGACGCCATGCCCGCCAACGTGGACGGTGAGGGCGACGCCTTCGGGCTGGCCGCCAAGCGCGGCCAGACGCTGGGAAGCGCAGGTATGGCGGTGGCGGAGAGTTCGCCGTCAAAGCCGATCACCGATGCGGAATGGACGCCCGCGACACCGCATGAAGCGCCGCCCGCCGATGGCATCGCGGCGCTGTTCAACGAGGGATCGCGCGGGCGGCTTTACTGGACATGCCGCGATTGCGACACGCCGTTTCAGCCGACATTCGAGCGGCTGCGCTATGACGCCAGCGCGGACCCCGGCGAAGCCGGTGAGGCCGCCGTCATGGTGTGCCCGCAGTGCGGAGGGTTCACCGAGGCGCGCCACAAGGCGGAAATGAACCGGGGCGGCCAGTGGCTGCATGAGGCGCGCGGCGGCGGCCTGACCGATCTTTCCGGCGCGGTGCGCACCGGCGGCATGGCGTCATGGTGGCTGCCCGGCCCCGCCGCCGCCCTGACAACCTATGCCGAGCTTGTGCAGCGGTATGAGACGGCGCGCCGCAGGGCGGATGACACCGGCGACGAAAGCGCGCTCCAGCGTGTCACCAACGTTGACCTGGGCTTGTCCTACCTGCCCCGCGCGCGCGCCAAGGCCGAGGGGCTGAGCGTCGGCGCGCTGAAGGCGCTGGCAACGGCGGACCCGTGGGGCGTATGCCCCGCCGACACGGCGTTTCTGTCCATCGGCGTTGATATTCAGGCGGCGCGCTTCGCGGTTCAGGTGGAGGCGTGGCGGCCCGGCCTTGCGCGCACGATGGTGGATCGCTTCGATATTGCCACGCCGCCGCCCAGCGCGCCGCGCGCAGGCCAGCGGGCGCTTGATCCGAGCAAGTATCTCGAGGATTGGGCGGCGCTGGACGGGCTGTTTTCACGATCATGGCCGGTTGCTGGCGGATCGCATTCGCTGCGCGCCGCCGCGATCATCTGCGACAGCGCAGGCCCGGCGGGCGCGACGGATCGCGCTTTCGCCTATTACCGCGCCGCGCGCCTGACGCATGGGCGGCGGTTCCGGCTGGCCAAGGGCTGGGGCGGGTTCAACCGCCAGCGCGCCTATGAGAAGGCCCCGGAGACGGCGCACCAGAAGCCGGGGCGCCAGCGCCGCGCCGTGGCGCGCGACGTGCTGGTGATCAACGTGGGCGCGGATCGCCTGAAGGACGAAATGCTGGCCAGCCTGTTGCGTGAGGATGACGGCCCGCGCGCCTATCGCATCCCGCGCGCCGCGCCTGACGAGGTGTTCGCCGAGTTCTGCGCCGAGGCGCGCGGCGATGATGGCTGGGCGCCCAAGCCGGGCCAGCGCCGCAACGAGGCGCTGGACTTGGCCGTGTATCAACTGGCGTTGGCTATCACGCTGGGCGGGGAGCGGATCGATTGGGAGCGCCCCCCGGCGTGGGCGCTGTCCGGGCCGCTGAACGCCTGGAGCGCGCCGGGCGACGGTGGCGCGCAAACGCCGCCGCCAGCCGCGCGCAGCAATGCGACGCCGCCGCAAGCGCCAGCGCCCGCGCCGCCATCCAATGCGGACCCGTCGCACGTCGCGGCGATGAAATCGCTTCTGGCCGCGCGCCGCAGGGCGCGCCGCTGATCATCAAAGCAAGGGGCGCGCCATGGCTGGCGATACGACAGAATGCGAGCCGCAAACCCTGACGGCGGGCGACACATGGGCATGGTCGCGGCCAGATTTGGCGCAGGCGTGGCCGCAAGCGGACGGGTGGAGCCTGTCCTATCACCTGTCGCCCGAGGCGGGCGGTTCGGTGCAGACCATCGCCGCCACGGCCTTCGCGGTCACGGTTGCGCCAGCGCAATCTTCGCTGTTCGCGCCGGGCCGCTGGGCATGGGCCGCGACCGTGGGCGACGGTTCGTCGCGCCATAGCGTCGGCGCGGGATATCTGGAGATCAGGCCAGACCCGGCCAGCGCCACGGCGGCGGACGGGCGCAGCGTGAACGCCCGCATTCTGGCGGCAATCGACGCCACGCTTGATAAGCGCGCCACCGCCGACGCCGACGCCTTCACCATTGAGGGCCGCAGCATCAGCCGCACGCCCATGGACGTGCTGCTGAAGGCGCGCGCCCTCTTCGCAGAGCTGGTGCGCCGCGAGCGCGGCGGCGCGACCATCGCGACCACAAGGGTGCAATTCACATGACGCAGACCACGCCCGGAAAGCCGCGCATCCGCGTGCGCGCAGGCCGCGCCGAGGCGGCGGGCCGAGCGCCAGAGGATGCGCCGCAGGCGGGCGCGCGCACCTACAGGGCCGCCCGCCCCGACCGGCTGGCGCCGTTCCTTATGGCGGATCACGCGCCCGCCAGCGTGCTGGCGCGCGACCTTCCCGGCCTGATCGCGCATTCGCGCGAGGCGGCGCGTAATAACGACTATGTGCGCGGCTATCTTGGGATGGTGGCGCGACAGGTTGTCGGGCCGCGCGGTATCGCGCTGCAAAGCCAAGTGACGTTCAGGGACGGGGCCGCGCCCGACGCGCTGGCGCGCGGCGTGATCGAACGGGGCTGGGCGCAATGGGGCGCGTGGGGGGAGCCGACGCTGTGCGGGCGGCTGAGCTGGCGCGACGTTCAGGCGCTGGCGATCAAGGCGGTGGCGAGCGAGGGAAACTTTCTGGCGCGGATCGTCACTAGCCGCGCCATGGGCCGGTTCGGCTTTCGGCTTCAGGTGCTATCGATCGATCACCTGGATATCGGGATGAACGCCAGCGCCCTGCGCGGTGGCGGCTATATCCGCAACGGGGTGGAGTGCGACGCCAGCGACCGCGCCGTGGCCTATCATATGTTTCCCGCGCCGCGCGGCGACGCCGAGGCGACACACCGGCGCGGCGCGCGCGAACGCATTCCGGCCGCGAACGTGATCCACCTGTTTCTGCCTGAGGAGCCATTGCAGACCATCGGGCGGCCATGGCTGCACACCGCATTGCGCCGCCTGAACATGATCGAAAAGTTCGAGGAGGCGGCGCTGGCGGCGGCGCGCTACGGCGCTTCAAAGATGGTGTTTTTCAAGCGGCCTGACGATGACGCGCCGACGCCCGCCGCCGATGGCGGGGATCAATCGCCGATTGAGGAGGTGGCGGCGGGGGAAACCGGCGTTTTGCCCCCAGGCTGGGATATCGCGCCATTCGATCCGAATTATCCAAGCGCCGAGCTTGCGCCATTCGTGGCGCACATGCTGCGCGGGGCCACCGTGGGGATGCGCACAAGCTACGCCAGCGCCACCGGCGATCTGAGCCAAGCCAATTTCGCCAGCCTGCGCGCCGGGCTTTCCGAGGAGAGAGACGAATGGCGCGCGCTTCATGCGTGGTTCAGCGCCGCGTTTCATGGCCGGGTGTTCAACAGGTGGCTGGACGCCGCACTGGTGAACGAGGCGCTGGCGCCGCTGCGGCTGGAGAGCCTTGAGCGGTATCGCCCGGCGGTGTGGCGGGCGCGGGGCTGGCAATCGATCACGCCGCGCGAGGAGGCCACCACCGCCGAAACGCTGTTGCGCAACAAGCTGGCCGCGCCGAGCGATCTGGCCGCCGAGCGCGGGCAGGATTTCGAGGAGCTGGTGAGCCGCTACGCCGCCGACATGCGCACGCTTGCGGCGGCGGGGCTGCACCTGCCCACGGCGGTGGAGGCGGACGCCGCCGCGCCGCTGGAGACTGACGCGCCGCCAAGCGCGGGCTGAGGAGGGCGACATGCCGAAAAGAACAATCAGGGTTCCTGCTAGCCAACAGCGCGTCACGGCGGCGCTGGCGCGCATGGAGGGCGACGAGGCGGACGCAAACCGTGTCACGCTGTCGTTTTCATCCGAAGAACCGGTTTTGCGGGTCTTTGGCTGGGAGGTGCTTGGCCACAAGCCGGGTGAGGCGGATTTGGCGTGGGTCAATTCCGGGCGCGCCCCGCTGCTGGCCGATCATCACAACAGCATCGGTTCGGTGCTGGGCGTGATTGAAAGCGCCAGCATCGTGGACGGAAAAGGCCGCGCGGTGGCGCGGTTCGGCGATCACGCTGAAGCGCAGGACGCGCTCGCAAAGGTGCGGGCGGGGATGTTAGGCAACATCAGCGTTCGTTATTCCGTCGAACGGTATCAGCGCGTGGGCGAACGGGACGGCGAAGACGTGTTTCGCCTGACACACTGGACCCCGCGCGAGATCAGCCTGGTGGCGGCGCCAGCCGACACCAGCGTAGGCATAGGCCGCTCCGATCCTACCGGACTGGACGGCCTGTCATGCATCACCATCAACATTGAGGAGGGCGCAATGCCCGAGAACAACGATCAGCGCGCGGCGACGCCCGCGCCCGCCGCGACCCCCGCGCCTGCCGCGACCCCGGCCCCCGCGCCGCGCAGCGACGCCGCCCGCGACGTGGACGCCATGCTGGCCGAGGCCCGCAAGACCGAGCGCGAGCGGTGCGCAGAAATTGACAAGATCGGCGCCCAGTTCAACATCGCCGCCGAGGTGCGCGAGCGCGCCAAGGCGCGCGGCGTCACCATCGCCGAGTTTCGCGGCGTGGTGCTGGAGCATCTGGGCGACAACGCCCCGGCGCGCATGAACGCGGCCAGCGCCATCGGCATGGCCGAGGCCGAGGCGCGGCGCTTCAGCTTCGCCCGCGCGCTGCACGCGATGGCGAACCCCGGCGATCACGCCGCGCAGGCCGCCGCAGCCTTCGAGCGTGAGGTTTCCGACGCCACCAAGGCGGCGCAGCCGAAACGCGGCTGGAAAGGCTTCGCGGTTCCGGCGGACGTGCTGGAGCCGGGCCACGTCTATGGCCAGCGCGACCAGACCGTGGGGACGCCCACGGCGGGCGGAAACCTTGTCGCCACCGATCTGCAGGC